TTGCTATAAAAAATAGTAAATTTGTAAAAGATGAGTTGCAGCATCAGTAATAAAGTTTTAATCCCTTTGGTGAGTAGAGCCTGCAACCTCGAAAGCCGAAGGGTTTTTTATTTCCTATAAATGAGAAAAGCAATTAACTTTTTTAGAAGTTATTTTGAAGTTGCAAAAGAATTAAACGATAAAGATAGGTTATCCTTTTATGATGCGTTATTAAATAAGCAATTTGAGAATATAGAGCCTAACTTAAAAGGTATGGCTAAATTCGCTTATATTTCACAAAAACATTCTATTGATGCCCAAGTAAAAGGTTACTTTGATAAAACAAAAGATGAACAATTTAACCCTAACCAACCCCCTTCTGTAGGGGCTACGCAACCCCCTTACCTACAAGAGAAAGGACAAGAGAAAGAGAAAGAGAAAGAGAAAGTAAAAGAGAAAGAAGAAGTACAAGTCGTATCCAAAAAAATTCAACTTCGTGAATATGTATTTATTTCTCAATCTGAATATGATAAACTTAATTCTGAATTTTTAGAACATGAAGTTAATTGGATGCTTGATAAACTTAATGACTACAAAGCAAGTAAAGGAGTTCAATATAAATCAGATTACCATGCTATTAATATGTGGGTAAAAAAAGCATTTGAAAAAGAGAAAAAAGACTTTATAAAAGATAACAATACTTTCTCAACTCGAATGCAAATAGTTCAAAATACAATTAACAATACAGACTGGAATAAACTATGAGTAACTTAACTACAGTTGGCTTTAACCAATTAGAAATGGAAGCCCTAAACAAAATGCCTGAACATCTTAAAATTTATGTTTCAGCTAAAAATGAGCAGAAGATAATAAACATTGAACGTGGCGAAGCTCTTAGACTTATTTTCACAGAAATAATAAAGACAATTGAATTATCAGGTGAGAATAAAAAATATGCTTTAGAAAGTGATCAGCTCAAAAACGTTTCTAAATTCATTTATGACTACGTTTTAGAACATTATAAGGGTATAACACTAAGTGAACTAAGAAATGCTTTTAAATCAGGAATAAGCAACGAATTTGGGGACTTTGTTGGATTCGGTACTGTTACCTTTACAAAATTCATAAAAGGTTATATGAGTTCATTAAAACGTGAACAAGCAATGAAGGAATGGAATAAGAATCAAATACAAACAACTCAAACACCGGTAACTAAGTTCTTTGACCAAAACATGGAACTGGCTAAAATCTTTTTTGAAATATGCGAAGAAAAAAGAGCTGAAAGGTTTGATACTATTTACAACCATAACGATACGCTTTTACATTTGCCTTCCATTTATGATTTCCTTTATGAACATTATCAAATTTCATTTTCAGATGAAAGCAAAGAAATATTAGTTAAAAAAGCGAAGATTAAATACAATAAGTATATTAACAAGTCAGGGGTTAAAACTTACGATGAAAGTGGTTACAAACAATTAATTAATTCAGTTAAGTTTGGAGAAAACAAAACATTTGATTTTTACGTTAAAACTCAGGCTTTAATATTCTTAACTTTAAAACTAAAAGAGCAGGGTAAAACATACGATAACTTAAAACCTTTAAAATGATGTATAAATTAATAATTCATAATATATCTAATGATGAAAAATCAGAATTTATTTCACCAATAATTCCAAACGTAAGTGATTACATTTGTATTGATAAAGATAATGAAAAAGAGATAAGTAAAGTAATAATGAGAGATTTTATATTTAAAGATGGGAAGTTATACGCAGTTGATTTAACTGTTGATGAAGAATATTAAATTTAAAATGATGTTATGAATATAACTTACATCTTAGCGAATATTTATAGCGACTTAGTTAACATCAAAACAATTAGAATATCAAATAATTAAAATTATTAATGACAAATATGAAAATACTAAATTTATACGCTTGTTTAGGTGGTAATCGTTACAAATGGAATGAAGTTAAATCAGATATTGAAGTAACAGCTGTTGAACTTGACCCTGAAGCAGCAAGATTATACCAAGAGCGTTTTCCAAATGATAAAGTAATTGTAGCCGATGCTCATCAATATTTGTTAGACCATTACAAAGAATTTGATTTTATTTGGAGTTCACCACCTTGTCCAACACATTCAAAGGTTAGATTTACACAAAAGAATCAAGATTTTTATATTCCACAATATCCAAATATGATGTTATATCAGGAAGTTATATTTTTAGAACATCATTTTGAAGGTAAATATTGTATAGAAAATGTAATACCTTATTATGAGCCATTGATACAAGCACAAAAAAGAGGTAGACATTTATATTGGTGCAATTTTAAATTACCATTAGATATTGCTGAAAGAAGTATGAGAGGTATAATGTGTGGTCAATCAAATGATGAATTTAAAAAACTTTGTGAATTTCATCAATATGACTTTACTAAATATAAAGGCGAACAAAGTAGAACTAAAATGGCACGAAACCTTGTAGATTTTGAAGTTGGTAAAACAATATTTGAAACTGCATTAGGAATAATAAATAAATCAAAAACAACACAATTACAACTATTATGAAAACACAAAACAACATGACTTCACTAATTAGCCAAGCTGAATGGTGGGTAAAGAAAACACAGGTTAACCAAGTAAGAGGTAACTTTAATTGGAAACTATACATGAAACTAATTGAAGCTAAAAGAAATGAAAATAAAAAAAACTGATATTCAATTTATTTTAATTGCAACTTTCTTATTAGTTTGTTTAATTTTGCATAAGTGATAGATGAACTCGTTAAAAACCGAATTTATAAACAGATAACAAAAAATATCTGCCACAATCACTATCTTTGGGAAGATCTACATTTTGAAAGCGTTTTAATCATAATTGAAAAACAATTTGACTTAAGCGAAATAAGAAACCTTAAACACTTTTATTCGGCGGTTTGTTGGAGAACCTGGCACTCAAATAAGTTTAAAAAGAAATATTTAACTGATTTCATTCAGTATGTGGATAATCTAAACGAGGTTATTGAGAATGAAGAACAAATAGACTATTCAACTTTAATTAATTTTTTGACTTACTCACCACAAACAGAAAACGAGTTTTATGAACAGAATCTTCTTAAACTTTACATCCAGCATGGAGGGGCAAAAAAGTTAAGCGACAAAACAAAGATACCTTACAGAACAGTAGCAAATGATATAAAACAAATAAAAGAGAAATTAAAACGACAGCACAATGATAAAAATTCTAATCAAGGCGAACATGGCTAACCTTAACGGGTTATCCTATCACAGATTAATAGTTCCTTATTCAAAAGTATCTGACCTTACTAACTTTAAATGTGATGTTTTAGAAGATTTAGATGTTTTGACAGATGAAATGATAAAAGGCTATCAATATGTAGTTTATCAGCGTGAAATAGATGTTTATGGAAAATCAATAGAGAAAATAAAAAGGTTTCAAAAGTTAGGATGCAAAGTGATATTTGACATTGACGATTACTGGCATTTACCAACTTCACATGCTTTGTGTAAAGTTTACAAAGAATATCAAATAGTAAAGCAAACTGAAGATATTTTAAAACATGTAGATATAGTTACTTGCACTACTCAGATACTTGCAGATAAAATAAAACCTTTTAATAAGAATGTAAAGGTATATCCTAACTGTTTAGACCTTACAGATGAACAATGGCAATCTAAAAAAGAACCTTCACAATTTACACGTTTTGGTTACATTGCAGGTGTTCATCATGTGCAGGATGTTAAGATATTACAAATACCAATAAGGAAAGCAAGGTCAATAAATAACGCTCAATTTGTTTTAGGAGGTTACACTGATAACGATCATTACAAGTATTATGAATCAGTAATGAAACAAGGAAACTACCTAAGAATTAACGCTATTAATGTTTATGAGTATGGGAAAGCCTATAACCTTACGGATGTTAGTTTAATTCCTTTAGAGAAAAACATATTTACTGAAGGAAAGTCCGAAATTAAACTACTTGAAGCTGCTGCACATGGAAATGCTGCAATAGTTTCAAACGTAAAACCTTATAACATATTCCCAAAAGATACTGCAATATTTTTAGAGAATAGCGACATTAATGGTTGGTATAAGGCAATAAAGCGACTTACTGAAAGTGAACAAATGAGAATTGACTATGCAGAAAAATTAAAAGAATACACGAATATTAACTACAATTTAAACACATGGACAGAGAAACGCAAACAGGATTTAGTATTGGAATTGGCGTAACAACCACTCCAAATAGAAAAGACTATGTAGATAGATGGCTATTAGAATTTGAAAAAGTAAAGCCTAAAAGCTATCATTTACACATTCATGAAGATGTAAATTATCGTGGAGTTGCATATTCAAAGAATCAAAATTTAAAAACTTTGCAAGATTGCGATTGCATTTTTCTCTTTGATGATGATTGCTACCCGGTAAAAGATGGATGGGCTGACTACTTTATAAACTCAAAACAGAATCATTTATTATACCTAACTAAAATACATAATAAAATTATAATAAAAAACGATATAGAAATATATCAAGATTGTGGAGGTGTGTTTATGTTCTTAACTAAAGAGGTTTTAAATAAAGTAGGTTACATGAATCCTGAATACGGGCAGTATGGATTTGAACATGCAGGATACTCAAATCGAATTTACAAAGCTGGGTTCACTTACGCTCCATATCAACAACTATCACGAACTAAAGAATATTTATTTGCTATGGATTATAACATTGAACATAAATCAAGCATACCTGAATACAAAAAAGCAAAGTTGATAGAAGAAAATCGAAAAGTATTTATAAAGGAATTGCAAAGTGAAAAAATCTTTTATAACTTTGAATCGTGAATGAACATATCCTCTTCAAATTAGCAACACGCTCAAGACCACTAAAGGCAAAGAAATCAATTGAGAATATCATAATGAAATGTAACTCAATGAATTACACTATTTTAGTAAGTATTGATGAAGATGATGAAAGCATGTTTGGATTCAGTTATCCAGACGACAATGTGTTTATTGTTCGTGGAACTTCAAAAAATAAAATAGATGCTATAAACAGAGACATGGATATATTTGAAGGTTGGAAAATATTAATCAATACTTCAGATGACATGTACTTTGAAATAAAAGGATTTGATGAAATTATTAGGCAGGATTTTAAAGGCAATTATGACCAGGTTCTTCATTACTCGGATGGCTATCAAAGAGGTAATTTAATGACTATGAGTATAATGGGTGCAGATTACTATAATCGTTTTAATTACATTTACCATCCTGACTATGTATCTTTGTGGTGCGACATGGAAGCTACTGAAGTAGCAAAGATGTTGGGTAAATATGAATACAAAGGAGACCAAAAACTTTTATTTACCCATAGGCATCCAGCATGGGGATTAAGTGAGTTTGATACTCAATACCAAAAGACTGAAGCACCTGAAGTAAACCAAAAAGATTACGAAACATATTTAAAAAGAAAAGCAAATCATTTCGATATACCTAAACATTTAATAATTTATCCTAATTGATACTTTCTATTTTAATACCTACTTTGCCTGAAAGAGCAGAAAAGTTTAATAAACTATTCTTTGATATTAACTTTCAAATAGAAATGCAGAATGCTTTTGGAATAGTTGAGGTATTAATTGATGAAGCTCCAAAAGGTAAAAGCATAGGTGAGAAAAGAAATCAGTTATTAGAGAAAGCAAGTTGTGAATATGTTTGTTTTATAGATGATGATGATAAACTATCAAACGATTATATTCGTTTAGTTTTAAAAGCATTACAAAGTAAACCTGACTGTTTATCTTTAAAGGGTGTTATTACTTTTGATGGACATGATCCTAAAATATTTGAACATTCAATAAGATATTCTGAATACAGAACAACTGCAAATGTAATAACCTATGAACGTTATCCTAACCACTTAAATGTAATTAAAACAAGTATTGCAAAACAATTTAAGTTTCAAGAAATAAGTTTTGGCGAAGATACTGACTGGGCAACACAAATACATAAAAGTGGACTTTTAAAGAAAGAAGTACACATTGATGAAATACTTTATTATTATAAATTCGTTTCCAATAAATGAAATATATTAGTTACTCACTTTTCGGCTATGGTAAAACAGAACACAATTGCTTTGATTTTAGCTCCTATCTTCGTGGCATGTGGATTAATATTCGCCTTGCTCGTTGTTTGTATCCTGACTGGAACATTCATATTTGCGTTGATGAAAAGACTTATAACGAGTATGAAAGACTATTTAATAGGTGGAAGGCTTACAAAGTAAGATTTAGAGTATTACCTGAAGAACCATTGTGTAAAGCTATGTTATGGAGGTTATTGCCTATTTTTGAGCCTAACGTTGAAAGAATAATTTGCAGAGATACTGATAGCCCACTAACTTACAGAGAAGCTCAAATGGTTAAAGAATGGGAAAATACTCCAAAAGTAGTACATGCTATTACAGATAGTATATCTCACAATATACCTTTAATGGGTGGCATGATAGGACTGAGCCAACACTTTAGAGATAGGTTTCAAAGTTTAGAATCTGTTTTAGATAGCAGAGACTATTCAATAAAAGGAACTGACCAGGAAACATTGAACGCTAAAATTTATCCTATTTACGCTCAACATGGAACTGAATCTATTATTCAGCATTACATATTAGGAATGCCAAATACTTTCTTAAGTGGTTACAGAAATACTTTTATTGATGAACCATTGGAAAACGTTGAAGAAGTTTACAGACAAACAAACGATACATGCGGACACATTGGAGCTGCTGGGTGGTATGAAGCACCAACAGTTAAATTCTTAAATGGTTATGACCAGTATAAAGATGAATATAAACAAATAGAATCAGATTATAAACATATATTTTTTTGGGCAAATGAATAAATTAATAGCACATCATTTAGGAATGGGAGACCACATAGTACATTGTGGATTAGTAAGGCATATTTATAAACGTGATGTAAGAAAATACGACACTATATTTATTTTATGTTATAGACATAATGCAGAAAATGTAAAGAGAATGTATGAAGGTTTAAATAAAATTGAACTTTTAATAATTGATAATGAAAATGAAATTGGAACTGCAATAGATAATTTTGTAGGAGACAAAGAGGATTTTCACTTAGATCAACAAGGTTATGAACTTTACAATCAAATAGGTGACGATGCTTTTTTTGAGAATAAAAAATATGATAAAAAGTTAAGAAAGGAATTTCAAGTTAAAAGGGATTTAAAAAAAGAACTTGAACATTTTAACAATTACGCTTCAAGCCATAATGAATATATTTTTGTTCATGACGATTTGCAAAGAGGATATGAAATAAAAACCTTACCTAACTTACCAATTGTAAGAATACCAAAGGATGTACCTTTATTTGAAGCATTAACAATAATGGAAAGAGCAAAAGAATGCCACGTAATTAGTTCGGCTTTTGTTTGCTTACTTCAATCAATGCCAAGCCTTAACTCAAATGTAACTGTTCACACATCTGTTCGTAATAGTTATTTAGAATCATATTTTAAAAACGATGGATTAAAAACTTTATAATGGAAACACCAGGCAGCTTAATAGACAAACTGATTACAGTTGATTTAAAAATGTGGAATAATCAGGAAGCTCTTTATAAAATAAGGCGAATGACTTATGATGAATTTTACCAAAAATATAACGGTAATGAAGAACTTTATGCTATTTTAAAAAAAGCATGTGATTTAAATGTTCAACGTAACTCTTTGATTTATGAATTAGATAAGCTATTTGAAAACCTAACAGGAAAAGAAATGGCATTTAATCCACATAAAACATATTGATGGAACTTGCACTTTTAAATATGTATTTAGAAAGCGGATTAACACCTCAGCAATTTTATGACTTAATAAAAGAAATAAACGAGCGACTATACTACGAAAACATAAATCAATGATACAACTACTCGCTACTACTTACATACTGGCTAAATACATTCCTAAGCCAAAACTATTAATGAGAAAACCTTTTACTTGTCCTTTGTGCTTAACTTATTGGAGCTTCTTAATTTACCAACTAATAAACTTTACAACTTATTTTGATTTATTGACTATTCCTTTTACCTTTGCTTTATTGGCATCACTAATTGAACAGATAAACGATAGGTACTTATTATGATTCCACAAAACATAGCAGAGCAGTTAATCAAATGGGAGCAGATGGGTAAAAACTACTCACCTACATTTAATTGGACAGAACTAAATGAGTTAGCTATAAAGAGTGGAAACAAACCTTTTAACTTAGGTTGTGGGGATTGCAGAAAACAATTACTTGAATACTTACTTGCAGTTATAAAAGATGGAAAATAAATTAGCGATAACAATATTTTTAAAATATAATATACCTACAAAACAAACTAAAGAATTAAAAGATAAATTTGTTAAAGCATATAATACAGAAAATGTAATTATATTAATAGGTATGGAAAAACAAACTATTTCAATTACTAATTTGGAAACAAATGAAACTATTGTAATATAATGGAAACAGTAAATAACCCAAAACACTATGGTGGAGATACAACCTATGAAGCTATTAAAGTAATAGAAGCATGGGAGTTAAACTTTCATTTGGGCAATGTAGTTAAGTATATTAGCAGAGCAGGTAAAAAAGACCTCACTAAGACAAAAGAAGACCTTTTAAAAGCTAAATGGTATTTAGATAGATATATTGGTACTTTATAAAATAAAATGGCTGAAAAGAAAGAAAATAACTTACAAACTCGTACAGTCGAAGCTAAAAAGATATTATTAGCTGCATTAGAGAAACATTTAGGTATAATAACACCTGCATGTGCTGAAGCAGGAATAAGTAGAGATAGTCATTATCGTTGGTTAAAAGAAGATAAAGAATATAAAAAGGCAGTAAAAGAACTTGAGAATGTTGCTTTGGACTTTGCTGAATCTGCATTGCATCAACAAATTAAAAAAGGCAATCCGCTAAGTACAATGTTCTATTTAAAATGTAGAGCAAAGAAACGTGGATACATTGAACAGCACGAGGTAAAAGTAACAGGAAACATGAAATTCACAGCAGACTTTGGCGAAAGCAGTACTATACAATCCTCACAAGAATCAGAAGAAAATACATGATAGCATAAATAAAGAAAACCACAAATACTACGTTATAAACATAGGTAGGCAGTTTGGTAAAACTTTATTAGCTATTAATCAAATGTTATTTTGGGCTTTAAATAATAAAGGCATTAGAATAGCATGGGTAAGTCCTATTTATAAACAATCTAAAAAAGTATTTGACGATTGCTTTAAGGCATTTGCAAAGAGACCTGAAATTTACAGAAAGGTTAATCAATCGGAGTTAGTACTTGAATACATCACAGGTTCAACAATTCAATTCTTTAGTGCTGAGAGATACGATAACATGCGAGGTTTCACATTCGATTACTTGGTATGTGATGAGTTTGCATTTATGGATGAGAAAGCATGGACTGAAGTATTAAGGGCCACAGTATTGGTAAAAGGCAAAAAGGTTTTATTAATAAGCACTCCAAAAGGTAAAAACCATTTTTATAAAATGTATCAATTAGATGGGATAAACGAGCAGTACAAGTCATTTACAATGACATCGTATCACAATCCAATGATTAATCCAAAAGAGATTGACGATGCTAAACTTACTTTGCCTGACATGGTATTTAGGCAAGAATACTTAGCGGAGTTTGTTGATGGCACTGCAACACTATTCAACAATCGACAAATTGTCGACAGTAAAGCAAATGGTAGAGCATTTGCCGGTATTGACTTAGGCAGAGCAGACGATTACTCAGTGCTATCTATATTCAATGAAAAAGGCGAACAGTTCTACATTGAACGTTGGAGACATACTGACTGGCAAAGCATAGTTAAGAATATAGCGCAAGGATTAAGGACAAATTTTGTCCAAACTGCATTAGTTGAGGTTAACTCAATTGGTGATGTTATATTTGAAATGCTGCAAAAAGAATGTGCAAGTTACTGTACTATTGAACCATTCGTTACTACAAATCAGAGCAAAAAGGAAATAGTTGAAAGTTTAATCGTGGCAAATCAAAACAAAGAGGTTAAATTCTTAAATGTGGATTGGTTAGATAAAGAACTTGAAATGTTTACCTATGAATACAACCCTAAAAGCAGAGTAATAAAGTATTCAGCACCTTCAGGATTCCATGACGATGGTGTTATGGCTACATGCTTATCTTTCCATGCTTACACTAAATACAAAACAGGCAGATACACACTATTATAAAACAAAGGTACTTTTAAATATGATGACAATTACAATACCAAATACATGGCATGAAATATCAATAGATAAGTTTCCATTGATATACGATATTGTTAAAGATAAGGATATTGACCCTATCGATAGAGAAATTAGAGTGATTTCAATCATAGCTGATATTCCTGTGGCCGATGTTGAGAAAATAAGAATAGATCAACTAAAAGAACTTATCAAGTCAGTAAACTTTATTTTTCAAATGGAGTTTCCTAAGGCAGTTGAGATGTTTAAGCATAACGGGTATAGATGGATTGTAAACTATGACATTAGTAAACTTAGTGCAGGAGACTTTATCAGTTTAGCTAAGTTAACAGAAAGCGAAGAAAGTATAATTAGCAACTTGCCACAATTAGTAGCAATGTTTGTGAAGCCTTATAAAATAAGCTGGTTAAAGTACAAAGAAATTGAAATGGATTACATTCAAAGGGTTGAGCATATCAAAAGCATGAATGTTGGAATAGTTTATCCTTTATGTGTTTTTTTTTGCAAAGTTATAGAGGGTTTGTATCCAAGTATAGAGGATTATTTGGTAAATCAAATGAAAGAAGCGAGGGAGTTGATACAGAGCGAACTGAACAACAAAAACACTTAGATTATTGGAGTTGGTATGTTACACTTGACAATTTAAGCGGTAAGGATAGAACAAAGTGGGATTTCTTTTTAAACATGAATGTGGTATCGTTTTTAAACTATTTAAGTTACATTAAAGACAGAAACAAATGGCAACAGGGGTATTAAAAGATGAAATATCAAAAGTATTAGATGAATATATAAATAAAATTGAAGAAGGCGGTACTGTTGATCAATCCGTTTTAAAATTCATTAAACGAGTTAAAGATAACATTGTTAAGTTTGGATTTGATGCAAGTGGAAATTTAATGCAATCCATTACACCACTACCAACTTCAGTTAATGGCAACATAGTTAAGATTACGATTGAAATTGAAGATTATTGGAAAGACCTCGAAGAAGGTACTAAGCCAAAAGGATATTCAAAAGAAAAGAGAAAAAAGTTACAACCAAGAATATTAGATTGGATTAATAATAAACCAGCGCTACAAAAAATAGCAAACACTCAAGAAGAAAGAAGGTCATTGAGTTATGCAATAGCTACTAACATATTAAAGAACGGAACTATAAAACGTTTTGGGTATAAAGGAAAGAAATTCCTAACAATAGAGATTCCACAATTAGAAAAAGACATAGCAAAAGATTATCAACCATAATGGCACTAACACTATACAACACACCTAACAGCTACGCACCAGCGTATAATCAAATGATATTTACTTTGAGTTCTACTAATGTAGCTCAATCTAATTTCAGATACATAGCAGATATTTATGTAAATGGTTCAAGTGATTACACACGTTTAGAAGTGGGAAAGAATCCAAATAATGGATACGGGACATTTGATGTAAGCGGAATAATACAAAACTTTCTTACAAGTGATGCTGAAGATAACACAACTACATTTAAACAATGTGGAAACTCGATAGCATCTTATATCGTTCAATTTGGTGAGCAATACGGGGCAAGTAGTGGAATTACTAACTACACAAACCTAACTTCAAGTAGCGGTTATGCTTTTAATGGAGTGTTTGAACCGAATAACTTTTTAACTTTTGCTACAAACACCTATGTACTTCAAAATACATCAAGTCAATTCTTAACTGATCAACCTACATTTAAAACTATTACCGGTGAAAAAATGGCTTTTGGATTTATGACAGATTCAGTTAATGAAGGTTATAACTTAGAGATAGTAACTTATTATGATGAAGGTACTGTGTTTAATACAGTTAGGGTGCAGAATCCTTACGCTGCATTAAGCAATAGAGCTGATAGGTCTATTAATGTTAGAGTGGATTATGATTGGATTAATAGCTTAACAAATCCTGATTTATCATTTGGTAGCTTACCAATATTCGTTACTAATTGGGAATATTATGAAGTTAAGATAAAGAATAGTGCAGGAACAGTAGTAAGTGAGACAATAAGAATATATCCTGGTGAAATTTGCAGTAAGTACGAGCCTATTCGATTTAAGTTCATGAATAACTATGGTAAGTACGATTATTACACTTTCACCGGTGCAAAGACAAAAAGCACTAACATAAAGAGAAATACTTACAAAAGCAATCCAAATCAATGGAGTGGAACAAACTACAACTACTCACGTACAAGCAGAGGTTTAAGCCAATATGAAACTATATTAGACGATACGATTACTATCAATAGTGATTGGATTACTCAATTAGAATCTATATGGTTAGAGCAACTTGTAACAAGTCCTGATGTTTATATTTATGAAGGGGCTAACTTAGTTTCAGTTAATATCACGAATGCAAACTACGAGACTAAATACGAAGCAAGTCAGCAACTATTTAACTTAGTTATTTCATTTACCTATTCACAAAACAGAAAAAGACAACGCAGATGATTTTAACTAAAATTTATATCAATAACGAGCAAATAGACTTAACGGATGAAGTTTCAATCCCTCTTAACTTTAATATTGCAGATATACGTGAGCCTGAGAAACGTGATACAACATGGAGCAAAACGGTTGTATTACCTGGCACTACTTTTAACAATGAATTGTTTTCAAATATATGGAATGTTAATGCAGTCATTAATAGTACAGGCACTACTAACTTTACTCCAAATTTTAACCCGAACTTAAAAGCTATTGCAGAAATAACTTATAACGAAGCAACACAGTTTAAAGGCATTTGTCAATTGCTAAATGTTAATGTTACTGATAAATATGAGATACAATATGAGGTGGCTTTCTTTGGTGAGCTTCAAAACGTATATCAATTCTTTAATAATAAGTATTTACGTGATTTAGATTTTAGTGAGTATAATCACAAATATACTTTGCACAATCAGCAACTAAGTTGGAATAACACAAACGGGTATGTTTACCCTATGATTGATTATGGATTTCAAATAAACAGTAGGTTTAATGTTACTAACATGTTTCCTGCATTATTTGTAAAAACTATAATTGATAAAATGTTTAGTCAAGCAGGATTCACATATCAATCAACTTTCTTCAATAGTGAGATATTTAAAAAATTAGTTATACCTTATTCAGGTGGTTCAGCTTTAAAACTTACTAATCAACAAGTAACTGAAAGGACAGGTAGAGCAAGTAAAACATCTACTCAAACTATTAAACAGGATAATCAAAACCCTATTTTAGGTGATGGATCACGTGAATTTGCAACAAGGTTAATTTATCAAGACAAAACAACAGTACCTAATAATGATGCAGGAAATAACTTTAGTGATCAGGATGGTGGAAGTAATTACCAAACATTTACAATTGAGAAAGCAGGAACATACACGATAAGTGCATTTTTTAGAGCTAATGTAAAACATTATCCAACAGCGGCAACAGTTAGCTTTAGCACAGATAATAATATAGTAGGAGATGTTTTAATAGTTAAAAATCCACCGAATAAAGGAGCGCAAGAAGTTGTAATAGCAAATAGAAGAATAAGTTTACAACCATACGCTACAATAAATCCATTAAGTGATTCTTTTAATATCCTAAATCAAGTTGCAACATCTTTAACTATATCAAGTGGCACAACTTCATTAACAGGTGAGGGAACGTTATCAATTAACGCTTATTTAGAAAAAGATGATACAATACAAGTTAAAATAAGAAAAACAGCAGGAACTCAATTTAATCCACCTTCATTGTACAGAGTTGGAACAGTAAGAGAGACAGTAGGCACAAATAGTTATGCAGAATTAAATATATTACAGGATAGTTATTTTTCTGTTGCATTAGCAGATACAAGCATTCAAGAAGATGATGATGTTGAAGTAAATGCAGTATTGCCTGATAAAATAAAACAAAGTGAGTTTTTTAATTCAATTGTAAAAGCCTTTAATCTATTTGTAGAAGTAGATAAGGGAAATGCAAATAAACTAATTATAGAGCCAAGACCTACGTTTTATAGCAGCGGAACTACTCAAGACTTTACTGATAAATTAGATTACTCAAAAGAAACTAAAATAATACCATTAGGCGAATTAAATAATAAATCTTATGTGTTTAGTTATAAAGAAGATACTGATTACTTTAACAGTAACTACAAAACAACTTACAATGAAATATACGGGCAAAAGAAATACGATATATTAAACGATTTCTTAAAAGGTGAGGTTAGAACTGAACTTATATTTAGTCCTACTCCATTAGTTGATACAATTGGACATGATAGAGTAATATCTAAAATTTACACATTAGATTCAAACGGAACTATAAAGCCAACACAATCAAACATTCGTTTATTATATTGGGGAGGACTTAAAACAACTAATGTTCAATGGCAGCACATAGCAACAAGCGGCACAACTTTTAGAAGTGATTATCCTTACGCTGGTCATTTAGACGATATTAATAATCCAACTTTTGATTTAAACTTTGGAACTCCCTATCAGGTTTATTACACACCAATAAAATATACAGGAAACAATCTTTACAATAAATATTGGAGGGATTACATTGAACAAATAGCAGATAAAGATTCTAAAATATTTACAGGCTATTTTTTATTAAATGAATTTGACATTCAAAACTTAGATTTTAGAGATACTTACTTTTTTGAAAATGACTATTGGAGACTTAATAAAATTATTGACTACGATAGGATAAACAATCAACCTACAAAATGTGAGTTCATTAAATTAAAGACTTTGCCTGATTACGTTGATGACATTGGAGTTGATATAAATGGAGGTGTTAAAGATTTAGATACAGAAACACCAGCACCTACAGCAAGGTTAGGAACTACTTTTAACAATAATCAAATAGCAGATGGAGCTATTGTAAGTGGCAGAAATAACATAGTAAGTAGTGGAGATGGAGTTATTGTTAGCGGTGAATCAAATGTAATTGGAGTTGGAAGTAAAAACGTTTCAATATTAGCGAGTACAGGTGTAACAATATTGGGCGGTGTTTCAAATGTTTCAGTAACCAATAGCAGCGGAATAACAGTAACAGAATCAAACGTTACTTACAATAACGGGATTAAGACATTAAACAATGTATCTTATAAACATTACATAGCTTTATTATCACAAACAGGTTTAAGTGATCCAATTGTGGATGTTTTAGAAAACACTTTAACAAGTGGCATTACATGGTTAAGAACAAACACCGGTGAATATGAAGGCACATTAATTGGTGAATTTACATTTAAAAAGACTACTATAAATTGTAGTAATTCACAACCTGGTGAAATAAGAACAAACAGACAGGATAGTGATAAAGTAAATGTTTATACTTACGATTCAACAGGAACTGCAGCAGATGGGCAATTACTTTATTCAACAATAGAAATACGAGTTTACTCATAATTGGTACTTAAAAGATATGGCAAAGACTACATTTGAAATAGATATAGAAACAGCAGGAGCTGTAAACTCGGCAAAAGACCTTAGAGAGCAATTTAACATATTAGAAGATAAGATGTTTGAACTTGCAGCAGCAGGTAGAGAAGGTACTAAGGAATTTGCAGCAATCAGAAACCAATTAGCAGGAACTAAAGAACGTATTGATGACTTAAATGAGTCAATTGATATGTTAAAGCCTGAAGCTAAATTTCAGGCATTTGCAAACTTAGGAGCTGGAATAGCAAATGGATTTGCAGCAGCACAGGGTGCAGCACAATTATTTGGAAGTGAATCTGAAGCATTAAATGAATCACTTGCAAAAGTTCAATCTGCAATGGCTTTGGCTCAAGGTATTCAAGGGCTTGCAGGCATGGGCGATAGTTTGAAGGTTGTAAGTACAATGTTAAAGTCAACAGCTATTGGAACTAAGATTGTAACAGCTGCTCAATGGTTATGGAACGCTGCAATAGCAGCAAATCCAATAGGTGCAATAGTAGCAGCAGTTGCAGCATTAACAGCTGGAATATATTTATTAGTTAAGTCTCAAGAAAGTGCAATTGAAGAGGAAAAAAAATTAATTGCTGAAAGAGAAGCAGAAATTAATCAATTAAAAAGATTAAAAGATTCTTTAGAGAATTTTCAAACATTTGAAACAAATTTAGCAAAAGCAAGAGGTAAAACATTAGCAGAAACAAGAGAATTAGAAGATAGGCAATATAGAGAAAGAGTTGATAATTTAAGAAATTTACAACGTGAAACTCAATTACAGATAGATAAAATTGGAGCAGCAAGGTTAAAAGCTGATGAAGATGAAAGAAAAGAATTAAAAGAAAAACAAGATGCTTTAATTAAAGATGAACAATCATATAATGATGAAATTTTAAAATTAATTCAAAATAGAAGTGTATTACAAAGTCAAAGAGTTACAGATGACTTAAAAGCAGAAGAGGAAAAAAGAAAAGAAGCTGATGCTAAAGCAAAAGAGAGAGCGGCAAAAGAAAAAGAAAGACGTGATAAAAAATTAGCAGATGATATAGCAGCTGCTGAAAAGTGGAGACAAGAACAAGCTAAATTTATTCAATATGAAATAGATGCTTTAAATAATAAATATGGCGAAGAAGAACAAATAATAGCAGAGCAACAGTTAGCAACTAAAATACAATTAGGAACTGCAACACCTGATGAAATAGCAGCATGGAATGCTTTTAGATTATCAGAGCAACAAAAATATAATAATGAAGTTGATGCAGAATTAAAAAGGTTAAAAGATATTGCTGACAAAAAAAGATTAGATGAAGATGCATCAGAAAAATTAAAACAAGAAAATTTAAAAAAGGCAAAAGAACAAGAAGTTCAATTAACTTTACAAGGCTTACAAACAATTCAATCATTAGCTGATTCATTTGCAGGTAAAAGTCAAGAAAGCCAAAAAAGAGCGTTTCAAATTAAAAAGGCTGCATCATTAGCACAGGCAACCATTGAAACATATCAAGCAGCACAGTCAGCTTATGCAAGTCAAATGACTATACCAACTCCTGATGCACCAATTAGAGCAAACATAGCAGCTGCAATAGCAATAGCAAGTGGATTGGCAAGGGTAGCAGTAATTGCAAAAACAAAGTTTGAAGGTGGCGGTGCAGGTGCAACTGGTGGCGGTGGTGGTGGTAATTTAGGTTCATTTAGTCAAGGCGGTGGAGGGCAACCACCTCAAGGATTAACAGCACAAAACACAGTTACACAACTTAATCCTGATGGTACGGTAGCAGGGCAAGGTGAAAGTAATGCAGCACCTATGAAAGCGTATGTAGTAGAAAGTGAAAGTAGAGCAGTAACAGAAAGAGTAAACAAATTAAGTAATAATTCAAAAATAGGATAACATGGAAAATTTACCAATTTATAAATTAGTAATTGACGATAACGAAGAGTTAGGTGTTGAGTTTGTTGCATTAGTAGACCAGCCTGCCATAGAAACTAACTGGCATGCTTTTAAAGACCATAACTTTGAAACATACAATGATTACCCAAAACAAGCAAGTGAAAACGCAAAGATAGCTTTAAGATGGGCTGAAGAAAACGGATGGGGTGATTGTGGCACTCCCGTTGGAAAAGCACGTGCAAACCAATTAGCTAACGGTGAAAATATAAGTAGAGATACAATTGCGAGAATGGCATCATTTGAAAGACAAAGACAAAATAGTCAAAAGGCTTTAGGTGATGGGTGTGGTCGTTTAATGTGGTTAGCATGGGGTGGAGATGAAGGAATTGAATGGGCGCAAAGAAAACTTGAGCAAATAGACAGACAAGAAATGGTAGTTAATCCAAAAGCAGGTGAAAGTAAAGATGAATTTGTTTCTCGTTGCATATCTGTTGAAGTAGGAAACGGAATAGAGCAAGACCAGGCAGCTGCTATATGTTATAGCAAGTGGGATAACAAAGGAATGAGCGCACAGTTTAAATTTTTTGCTAATCATGAAAGACGTTTAATATCGGGAGCACTTATGATATCGGATTTGCCCATCTATCGCAAAGACGAAAGCGGTGAGTATTATGTGGTATTCGATAAAGAGCAAATTGAAAAGATAGCACAGCGTTTCTTTAAGAAAGGATATAGCCACAATGTAAATATGATGCACGATCCTGAAAGGCAAGTTAATGGAGTTTACATGGTAGAATCATTTATCATTGATAAAACAAGAGGTATCAAAACACCTGAAGGCTATCCTACATTAACAGAGGGTTCATGGTTTGGAACTTTTAAAGTAGATAACAATGAAGTTTGGAATGACTTTATTAAAACGGGAGTGTTTAAAGGTTTTAGTGTTGAGGGCGCATTTGCCCAAAGAAAGGTAAAAGATGCCCCTGTAAGCATTATCGAACAGTTAGCTGACAGAATACACAACTTAAGAAAAAAAGTGTCTGAGATTGCAACTAAATAAAAAACGTGTACTTTATAAAAAAAAGAGCAATGGAAAATAAAAAACAAACATTTAAAGAAGTATTCTCTGACATGAAAGATTTGTTCAAAGATATTTTTCAAGACGAAATAAAAGATTTAAAATTTGCTGATTATAAAGCAGCAGATGGAACTATCATTAGAACTGATAGCGAAGAAATCCAAGTAGGTTCTAAATTACAAGTTATAACACCTGATGGAATTATGGATTTACCTGTTGAAGTAACAGAAATCGTTTTAATGGTAAATGAAATGCCAATGAAGGTTTATGTTGAAAATGGAGTAGTAAAAGGAATTGAACCACAGGAACAACCTGAAGAAGTAGTAGCAGCAGAAGAAATGAACACTAACCAAGAATTTGAAACTAAGTTTGCAGAATTAAACGAAAGACTATCTAAGTTAGAATCTGCTTTAGGAATTTCAAATACAGCATTAGAAGCTGCAAACGCTCAAATCGTAGCACAAAACGATTTAAACAGAAAGTTATTTGCATTAGTTGAAAAGGTAGCAGATGCACCAAGTGTAGAACCAAAATCAACTGCAAAAGAAAACTTTAAAAAAACAAGCTCATTATCGAGCTTAGATGAATTTAGAAAACAAGTATTTAAATAAATTAAAAAACAATTAAAAACAAAAAACTATGGCATTTTCATTTGACACAATGACCGCATATGTTGAAGAAAACAGAGCGGACTTAATTAGCAAAGCGATCTTAGGCGCTAAAACTTTAGGATTAGGAGTTGATATTCGTACAGGTATCAAATCTTCTGAAAAAATTCCTGTATTAGAATCAACAGTACCTTTCCAAGCTGCTGCATGTTCTTTTACAAGTTCAGGTACTACAACTTTTAGTCAAGTATCAATTGCAACAGTAGGCATTCAGTTTGCTGAGCAATTATGTTTAAATGACTTAAACACTTACTTTACTCAAAAGTATTTACCAGCAGGTGCAAATATTGATTCATTATCAATTGCACAACAAATCATTGACAGAAAAATAGCACAGGTTGCTAAGAATGTTGAGCAAATGATTTGGCAAGGTAAAACCACTTACACAAATTCATCTGTTTTAAAACAAATGAATGGTTGGTTATCTACAATTGACACAGCAGGAACAGCGGTAGCAGCAACAGCATCTACTTTAAACTCAACAAACGTATTAACTATATTTGATGATGTTTATGCAAAAGTACCAGCTGCTGCAATTGCAAATGAGCCAATCGTTGCTTTTTGTGGTTATGATACTTTCAGAATTTTAGCTGCTAAGATTACATCAACTTACGGAATCTATGGTTCTCAATATACTACTGATAATGTTTGGAATAATTGGGAATTAATGTATCCAGGAACTAACATGAAAGTTGTTGCAGTACCAGGTATGAATAATGATAACGCAGTTGATACAGGTGTACTTCCAACAGCGGTTAAAAATCGTATTATTGCAACTTACGCTTCTAACTTAGTTTACGGAACTGACTTACAATCAGACACTGATAACATGGAAGCATGGTGGTCAAAAGATGACCGAGTATGGAAACTTTATGGTGCATTTCGTGCAGGGGTAGCAGTAAAGTTTATCGATCACGTTGTACAATACACAAATTCTTAATAATTAACTAAGGGAGTGTAACAGCTCCCTTTTAAAAATTTATAACTATGCCATGTTTAATCACCGAGGGAATAACACTTGATTGTCGCCAGGGAGCAGGCGGTATTAAGAAACTCTATTTAACAGAGTTTGCAAACGTTTCTTCAGTAACAAGTTCATCAGGTAGTGTAACTGCAATTACAATGGCTTCAGGCAAAAAGTTCTGGACTGTTGAGGTTGAATTAGAAGATGCACAATTTGATGAAAATGCTACTGTATCAATTGAAAACGGAACTACTTTTTACGAACAAACATTAACTTTTAGCGTATATAAAATGACTGCTAAAAACAGAAACATTGTTCGCTTACTAACACAAAACAGATTAATGGTTATTGTTCAAGATGCTGATGATGTTTATCATTTAGCAGGTGAAACAAGAGCTATGCACTTAACAGCAGGTACAAGTTCAACTGGAAAAGCAATGGGAGACAAAAACGGCTACTCATTAACTTTAACAGGCAAAGAACCACTACCAGCTAACAAAGTAAATTCAGGTGTAATATCTGGCATTATTTAATTTCCTGTTCGTTTATATTGATTACTTTAGGGCTGCAAAATATGTAGCCCTTTTGTTTTTACAATAGTTAAAAAATTAGGTACTTTATAAAATATGCAAATCATAAACAAAGGACAAAACAACTTTTTAATTTTTACGTTAAGTGAAAAAGTTACTTTGACAAATCCTTACTACTTGTTTAGTTTTAAACATCAAGTATTAATGAGTTCGGTTAATTTTATTGCAAGTGATGTAAGTGGGTTTCCTACTCGTTTCAATAAGTTTTTAATAACTGAAACAACAGGCAGTGTTAATTTAACGAGTGGTGTTGTATCTTTACCCGAAACAGGATTTTATGAATACGCTATTTATGAGCAAACAAGTTCAAGTAATTTGAACCTTGCAAATGTTACAGGGCTATTAGAAATAGGAATGGTAAAAGTAGAAAGCACTTTGCCAATTTATAATGAATACGATAATCAAAGTAAAACGATTATAACTTATGGAGAATAATATATACGATGTAATTAACTTAAAACTACAGGCACATAAAACACCTGTATTTAAAGAAGAGAAATCAAAAGAATGGGTTATCTATGGAGCTGAAAGAGATGGTTACTACAATAATTACCCAGCTTATTTGTTATACCTGTATAATCGTTCTTCTAAGCATAACGCTTTTATTAACGGAAAGGTACTTTACATTTGCGGTGCTGGTGTTGGGTTTGATAGCGATAGTTTATCAATTGAAGATATAGCAAGAGCAAATGACTTTATCAATAAAGAGAATACTAATTTTGATACATTAAAAGACATTGTAAAAAAATGTGTTTTAGATAAAAAACTTTTTGGTGGTTACTATTTAGAAGTTATTTGGAATAAGGCAGGTAACAACTTTGAGTTATTACATTTTCCTTATAACAATCTTCGTAAAGCAAAAGATGCTGAAGGCTATTGGTACTCTAAAGATTGGAGTAAACAAAAACAAACACCTGAAGATACAGACCTTGAGTATATTCCATTATTTGACCCCGAGAAACCAACATCAAGACAAATATTTGTAAGTAAAGAATACAGACCTGATTTAGATGCTTATCCATTACCTGATTATGTTGCTTCAGCAGTTTATGCAGAAGTGGATGTTGAGTTATCTAATTATAGATTGAATGCTATAAAAAGTAGTTTTAATGCAGGAACTATTTTAAACTTCAGTAATGGCAAACCAACTGAAGAAGAGAAAGAAGAAATTGAAGCACGTTTAAAAGAAAAATTTACAGGAACTGATAGAGCTAACAGCTTACTAATTTCATTTAGTGGCAATAGAGAAACAGCACCTACAATTGAACATTTAACACCTCAAAATGTAGATGCACAATTGACTGAATTAAATGATCAAGTTATTCAAGAATTAATCATAGGTCATCACATACCGAATCCAATGTTAGTTGGTATTAAAACACCTGGTGAGTTAGGAAGTAAAGACCAAATAAATGATTCTTACGAGCTTTACAAATCAACTTACATACTACCAAATCAAAGAGAAATTGAAAAAGACTTTAATTACTTATTAAAGTTAAAAGGATTTGGAAATCGTATTTACTTAAAAGAGTTAGATCCTATTGAAGAGCAGTTACCTATTGAAGAAAAGATTAAGGTAATGACTAAAAACGAGGTTCGTGAAATGTACGGATTACCTCCAATAGAAGAAGAAATAAAACCAATTGTTTCAAGTGCTATTCATAGATTCTGTGAACCTGAACTTGAAGATACTTGCTGCGAACATTCATTTAAAAGTGTTTCTGAGATAGATGAAATAATTGAAATCTTTAAAATGTTTGGTGAAGATAAAGATGCCTTTGAATTTTATGAGCAAAAGTTTATGAATGAAGATGGTAAATTTGAATTTGCTGAAATTTCACCTTTAAGCAATAGTTTGAAAAGAGACATAGTTGCATTGTTAGATAAAGATCCATTAATGGAAAATAAGACAATTGCAGATACTTTAAGAATAAAAGAAGATAGAGTAGCGGACTTAATCAAAGACCTTGTAGATGAAGAGCAAATAAGTGTAAAAGAGAAAATAAGCGGTGGTGATAAAAAACTTATTCGAGTTCCTAAATCTTCAGCAATTAGACAGGCAAATAAAATAGGTAATGATTTTGAAGATTTTAAAATTATGTACTCTTACGAATGGAGACCAGGCGTAAAACCAAACAAAAGAAATAGCAGAGAGTTTTGTGTTAAACTTTTGGATGCAAATAAAATGTATTCGAGAGCGCAAATAGAACAGATTAGTAAGATAGTTGGATGGGATGTTTGGAATTTTAGAGGTGGTTGGTGGACTCGTAAAGGCGGGGATGCACGAACTCCATTTTGCAGACATATTTGGCAAGCTAACGTTGTAAAAACTAAAAAATAATGGCAACAGTATTATTATTAACAGCAACTTACATTAAGGATTACACTTTTGTAGATCCTAATGTCGATGAGAAATATATTCGTATTTCAATTGAAGAAGCTCAAAAGATTCACATTCGTAACTATATTGGTTCGGGGCTTTACAATGAAATTATTACTCAAGTGCAAACGGGAAGTTTAACAGCTTTAAATACTACTTTATTAGACGATTATATTATCCCAGCTTTAAAGTGGTGGACAATGGTAGAAGCTGCGCCTTTCTTAACTTATAAGGTAACTAATAAGAACATTGTTAGAAAAAATAGTGATAACACTACGGGAGTTGATTATTCAGAATTAAATCAGTTTATGAATTTAGTAACTGACAAAGCACAATATCATACAAATAGAATGATTGAATATTTGTTGGAAAATGCAAGTAGTTATCCATTATACGATAATCCTGGCAGCGGCTTTGATACTATTGTGCCACAACTATACGCTTACGATAATGGAATATTTTTAGGTCGTAATCAAAGATATATAAGCTATGAAGAAAAATTTGAAAAAAGAAAACGCTACTAAAAAAAGTGGTTATAAGTTATTTAACAAAATAGAAATATTGAAAAAATATTTGAATGATCACGTTAAACCAAACAATAAAAAACCTAAATAATATTGCAAACGCTCACTATCAAATCAATTCATTTGGTAATGGTAGTATTGTTGAATTTGCAACAAGTGGAATAACTAATTACCCAGCGATGTGGGTTGATTATGAAGCTCCGCAAGTACAAGGTAATGCCTATGTTTATGTATTGAGAATATACATAATGGATAGGCTTATAAAAGGAAAGACAAATGAGTTAGAATTGTTTAGTGATATTCAGCAAATATGTTTAGATATTATTTCACAATTAAGCTCTACAATTTACGGCTGGAAGTTAATAACAGATAACATTACTTTAAATCCATTTAATGATCAGAGATTTGACGATGAAGATGCAGGTTACTATTTTGATGTGCAATTAAAACAGCCATTTAAATATGATACTTGCCAAATACCTTTTAACTCAACAATTACAAATACAGGTACTTCAAATTTAGTTACAATAATAGACCAAAACGGAAATACAATAACAACTTTAAAAGGTGGTGAGACTTATCAAGTTTTGGTAGTTAGTACAATAGATGGAGGTTCAAGTTCTACAATTTATAGCAATACAATAGTACAAGCATGAGTACATTAACAGCAAAAATACAATTAAGAAGAGATACATCTGCAAATTGGACTTCTAATAATCCAATATTGGCAGCTGGTGAAGTTGCATTTACAAGTGATGTATTTTACACCTCAACAGACCAACAGAGGTTTAAAATAGGAGATGGTGTTCAAACATGGTCGCAATTAGATTATGTTCCTGAAGGTGGAGCAAGTGCTTATCCTGAAAATTTATTTTTAACAGTAGTTAATAAGACAGGAGATAATTTACTTGCAAGTGGGTATAAAGTTTTAAAAGTAATAACTGCACAGGGACAAAGATTAGCAGTTGATTATGCTTTAGCTGATAGTGATGCAAATAGTGCTGATACCATTGGAGTTGTTTATGAAAATATAAATAACAATCAAGAGGGAAGAATAATAACAATTGGTGAAATAACAGGAATAAACACTACTGGCAGCATACAAGGTGAAACGTGGGCAGATGGGGATTCATTATTTCTTAGTGCTACTATTGAAGGAGGTATAACTAATATTAGACCAACTGCACCTAATCATGGAGTAAGATTAGGATATGTTGTTTACTCACATGTTAATCAAGGAAAAATTTATGTTAAGATTGATAACGGATATGAATTAGGCGAAATTCATGATATTTACGCACCAACACCAATAAATAATGATGGTATATTTTGGAGTTCAGGAACAACAAGATACGAGAATAAAAGCATTGCAACTGCATTAGGTTATACACCAGAAAACTCAGCTAATAAAGGAGTGGCAAATGGTTATGTGCCATTAGCAAGTGATGCAAAAATTGATGCTGCTTATTTACCAAGTTATGTAAGTGATATTCTTGAATATGCAAATTTAGCATCATTTCCTGCGACTGGTCAAAGTGGAAAAATATATTTAGCTTTAGATACCAATAAAGTATATAGGTGGTCAGGTAGTGTTTATATTGAGGTCGCAGCAAATAGTGGTGTTTGGGGTGCAATAACAGGAACGATAACAAATCAAACTGATTTACAAACAGCATTAGATGCAAAAGTATCTATTTTACCTTTATATTTTGGATCTGCGCAAAACACTTTAAATCCAGCAGATTCGACAACATACTACTTTGCTAATACTTCAGGACCTTCAACGGGATTTATATCAAGATATATTCCAATTAGTTCGGCTCTTACAGTAATTGCATGTTCATTTGAAATATGGGTAAATAGCACTATCGGTTCATCTGAAAATTCTCAAATAGATTTATTAGTATATAATAGTTCAGATGTTTTGCAATCAACTAATTCAATTAGTAATACTGTAAAATGGAATAATGCAAGTAAAACAAATAAATACTTTATTACAGGGTTAAATTATTCAATACCTGCAAATAGCTATATAGTATTAAGGTTAATAACACCAGCATGGGTAACTAATCCAACAGTAACTTGGGGAACATTTAATTTAAGTATAAAATGATGTTTGAATATAAAATAAAATTAGAAAATGGTAAATACAATATTTACTATTTCATAAATGGTGTTATTGACACAGTAGAGTTCTATGGTTATTCACTAAATGACCCTCAATTAATCATTCGTTATGGTTACAAAGAAATAAAATAATGGTACTTTAAAAAATAAAAAACATGGCAAACGCATTAAGATTAACAGCTAATGGAGGTTGTGAATATATTGACAACACAAACGCAAGAACTGGTAAAAAATATTACTGCTTTATCGTTCAAGCTGATACAGTAGTAGGAACTTTAACAGGTGGATTTGCACCTGATACAACAACTAACTATTTAACATCAATTGGATTAAGTGGTAAAACATTAAAACAAGGTGCTATCATTTACGCTCCTGGTGATGCGGTGTTTACCAATCTGACATTAACAAGTGGTGCAATTATAGCTTACGCAGAATGAAGTTAAGTTTAGGGATAACTCCACGTGACTATTCTGTTGCAGGCGGTGTAACTTACGATACCGACGCACAGGCTTACTTTACTGCTAATACAGCAATAACAAGTGCAGCAGATAAAAACGCTATCAACATTTTTTATTTAGGTCTTAAAAGCGACGGAATCTATACAAAGATGAAAGCAATGTACTTACCTATTTGGGGAAGTGCAGCGGCTTGTAAATGGAATTTAATAAACCCCGTAGATAGTAACGCGGCTTTTAGATTAACATTTTCAACGGGTATAACATACACTAGTAATGGAATGACATTTAATGGTACAAGTGCCTTTGCTAACACATACTTTACACCTTCAATAAGCTTGTCTTTAAATTCAGGGTCTTTAGGTTATTATGGAGGAAATAATTTAGGCAGTCAAATCAATAAGCCAGCTTTAGGTAGTGTGATTTCAGGGCAGTTATTTATGTTAGAACCATCTTACAGTGGATATGGCGTATTTGGATGTGTTAATGACGGTTCTGCAACATTTACAGCTAATACCAATACAACAGGTTTTATATTTGTAACAAGAACAACATCTACACAAAAAATTATATCTATAAGAGGTAGTCAAGTAACTTTAAATGAAAATACAACAGGTAGACCGACAGCTACAGTAGTAATTGGTGCGAGAAATAATAATGGTACTGTTGAATTTTACTCAGCATTTCAACATAGGTTTGATTTTATAGCAGATGGTTTAACAAGCACAGAAGCAACTAATTTTCACACAAGGGTTCAAACATTAATGACATATTTTGGAATAAACGTTTAAATTATGGAAGGCAGAATAGTAACAACAGAACAAGCAACACAATTACAAGGAGTGTTCATTGACCATGATACTTTCTTTAATTTTGTTCAGGATATTAACGGGATATATTTTTTATTTTTAAGTGAACAAGATGAGGTTGATATTGCTCAAACAGAATACGCACCTTTGTTGCAGATACCTTTAAGCCCTTATACACCACCATTACCACCACCAATTAATTAATTATGAAAGAGGCATTAGACTTAATTAAGAAACATGGCGCAACTGCGGTACTCGTTTTGTGGCTATGGCATACTCATACGAGAGTAGAACATTTAGAAGCTAAATTATATAATTGTTTAGAAAGAGAAAGATTAGAGCAATTGTATAGTAAACCAAACGAGGCTGTACTACCTAAAAAAATAGAAGATGAAACTAAAAGTAGTTAGAGAAATAAAGAACGATGTATGTACTATTGGTAGTTTATTCATCAATGATGTTTTCTTTTGTTATACTTTAGAAGATAAGGACAGAGGATTAAAACAAAGTGATTCTTTACTTTTCATCCAAGCTAAAAAGATTTTCGGACTTACTGCAATACCTGTAGGCTTCTATAAGCTAACAGTTAATCAAAGTCCTAAGTTTAAAAGGATGTTACCACGTATTCTTGATATAAAGGGATTTGATGGGGTTCTTTTGCACAGAGGTAATAATGCTAACCATTCACTCGGATGTATTCTTGTGGGTTATAAAAAAGGCGATAACTCAATCTTTGAAAGCACTAAAGCTGAAACTGATTTAGTAAACAGATTACTTTTACATAATCAAGAAGTTCACACAATAGAAATAGTATAAAGCAAAAAAGCACCTTACGGGGTGCTTTTAAGTGTTAGAAATTTTTATGAAAAAACACAAAGAACGATAGGCAAAATTAAACAATTTAAAACAATATACAAATGTTATTACAATTAGTAAATGATACACTAACAACAGTAGTTAGTGAAGTAGTTAATACAGCGGTGGCCGTTCATGAAGTAACTGGTGGCGGAGCTTTCATAAATGGGGTTGATAATTCAGTAGTGGGTTCAATAGTTACTTTATTAGTAGCTGCTATTATTCGCCATTTTGAAAAGAAAAAAATTAAAAATAGAGCGAATAAGTAGTAAAATTTTCTTATTGATTTTCAATTAGTTAGCAATTATTTTAAATAATAGTTGCTTTTTTTTTATCCATGAATGTTAAAGTGATTGAAATTTAGTTTAAATTTGCTTTATAATTAAAAACACAAACAATGAAAGTAACAATTACAGTAACAGAAAAAGTAAAAAAAGAAATTGAAATACAATTTCCTTATTACACAAAAAGCGATTACAGGTTCTATAAATTTATAGATGAAAATACTTGCTTAGAAGTTTATAAAGGCATTACTGATTTCTCAATTGATTTCAGTCCTTATAAAACATTCGCTTTACCTTACGAACCTTCAACTGCTGAAGAGTTCAACACTAAATTTAATATTGTAAAATCTTTAATCGAATCATTATGAATAATGCAAATCAAATAGAACTCAACAACAACTTAGAGTATTGGTACGGGTTTATAGATGCTAACTTAGTTCACTACAATAGAATCAATATAAGTAATGTTAGCTTAGACAATACAACAATGGAAATGTTCATCACAGATACTGAAACACATTTTTGTTTTGACTTCTATAAAAAAGGTCAGGTAGTTGGTAAGCATAAAATCTTTATAGGAAATAACCAGCTTGAGTTTGATTGGAACTTACAGTTCAGCCAAGAGTTAATTAAAATGTTTAAAAGCATTGATGTTAAAAATCAAGTTATATTATAACGGTTTGTGGCTTTGTGTCTGTTTGCCTCTTGCACAATGCTTCAATTTGCCGACAAACTTAATGAGGAAAATAGCACAAAGCCGCTGTTATACGCTGGGCGGTAATTATAAATAAAACTTAATTTGAAATACAAAACCTTTTTTAATAACTTTTTTAAGCGATGAAAATATTAAACTTATACGCAGGGATTGGCGGTAATAGAAAACTTTGGGGAGATGAACACCAAGTTACTGCCGTAGAAATAAATTCAGATATTGCTTCTGAATACAAATACAGACACCCAAACGATGAAGTAATACAAACGGATAGCCACCAATTTTTATTGCATAATTATCAAGACTATGATTTTATATGGAGTTCGCCACCTTGTCCATCACATAGTAGGTTGTGTTTTTCACAAAAAGAAAAACGCTATGCTGAAATGAGCCTATACCAACAAATAATATTGTTGAAAAGTTGGAGTAAAGGATTGTGGGCAATAGAAAATGTTGTGCCATATTATGAATATTTAATACAGCCAAGTATAATTATTGGCAGACACCCATATTGGAGTAATTTTAAAATAGAGCCACTTGAAGTAAAAAACATTGATGTATCAAGAAGTACAAAAGAAGAATTAAGTGAATATTTAGGAATACCGATACCAAGAATAAATGCAGGAGAATTATTAAGAAATTGCGTAGAACCTAAAGTTGGATTGCATATTTTAAATTGTGCGTTGGGTAAAAAAGTTATTAAAAAAGAATATGAGCAGAACAGTTTATTTGGAGAACAAATTTAGCGTTGCGTATAACTTACATCTTTGCGCTAAAATATAGCGCCTTATTTAAAAATAAATTAAAAAAAATATGAAAATACCCGAAACAATTAAAACCAAAATGAATGATTACTACACGTTTGGTGACCACACAAAAATTAAAAGATTAGGCATACAAAAGAAAAAGCCATTCAGCTTAGTAACAATTGGAAAGGCTTTTAAAGATGGAGAGTGCCATGATGACCTTTTGGACTTAATAGATGAATTTTATAACTTAAAAATTAAAAAGTATGGAAAATAAATTTTATTCAGATGGCTTAACAAAGAGAAGTTTACAAGCCTTAAATGATATTCAAAGAATTGAATCAGAGCTTTATGATACTGCAGAAAGATTAGGTGAAGTACAAAGAGCAGAACTTTATGACCAAAATTTAACGGAAAATTACTATCTACTTAAGAATCAGTTAGAAACAATTACAGATAATTTTTTAAATTATAATTCAGTTAAAAATTAATTATTAAATTTGCAATATGAAAACACAAGAACAAGCAATCCTCGATGCCTTATTAGGTGGGCAAGTGATAACAGGCTCAAATGCCTATGCAATCACGAAAAAAGAATGTGCCTGTGGCACACTTAACCTTCACAAAGTTTTAGCTAAGATTAGAGATAAAGGTTATACCATTAATGAGCAATGGTGCATCAACTCTAAAAGCAATACACGATTCAAAGAATTTACAATAACTAATAAAAAACAAAAGAAAAATGGAAACTAAACTAAACAGCGGAGCAATCTTCAAGAACTCTAAAAAGACAAATGAAAAACAACCTGACTATCAAGGAACTGTTAATGTGAACGGAAAAGAAATGCAAATCTCTTTATGGTTTAAAGAAAGCCAAAAAGGTACAAAGTACTTCAGTGCTGCATTCCAAGAGCCATTTAAAAAAGAAAATCAGGTAATGACTAAGCCAAATAGTTATGATACACACCAAGAATTTAGAATAGATAGTAAAGATGATTTACCATTTTAAAAATTAATAATTATGAAAACCAAAGAACAAACAAACGAAACAAAATCACTATTTAAAAGCTTAGCAGCATTCCAACAAGAAGTGCCAGTGATTCACAAAGGAACAACAGGTTATGGATATTCCTATGCAGACCTTCCAACTATCTTTAATGTTATCAATCCATTATTAGCAAAGCATGAACTTGGCTTTACTCAACCTATTATGGGCGATTGTGTTAAAACAATTATATTCCATGTTGAAACAGGGGAAACTATTGAATCCTTAACTGATATTCCTAAAGGTGTGCAATTAAAAGGCATGAATGATTTTCAAGTTTTAGGTAGTGCCATTACTTACATTCGTAGATATGCTTTAAGTTCAATTTTAGGCTTAGTTACCGACAAAGATACTGATGCAGCAGGTGAGCAAACAAAGAGCAGTAAACCACAATTAGAAGTAAAATCAGAGGCATTCGGTAAAGCTGTTGAGTTTATAATGAAAGGTGGAAGCTTAGAGCAAATCAAAACTAAATACGAAATAAGTAAGGAAGTAGAAATTGCACTTATAAAATCAATATAATGGAAAATAAAATAATTGAAAATGATATTAAAATGAAAGAAATGGCTGATAAATATAAAGATGAATATTTTGAATTATTTGGAAGTTTAATCTTAAATGGTTACGATATTCAAAGTGCTATTGACTTTTGTTATAATAAATTAATATTAAATGTTAAATAAAATGGAAAGCACAATAGAAATTTACTCACCTACGTGGTGGTACAATAGATTAGGTAACTTCACTGGTTCGGAAATTTGGAAACTTATGACTGAGCCAAGAGCTAAAAAAGACTTACTTAGTAAAGGTGCAGAAACTTACATTCGCGAGAAGGTATACGAAAGGTTAAGCGGACAACCTAAGCAAAGCATAGATAACTATGCAACTGCATGGGGGCATGAAAATGAGCCAATAGCGAAGAGATATTACACTGCTCGAACAGGTAATGAGGTAATAGAATCAAAGTTGCTTATAAGCGAAAATATTGAAGGATTAACAGGCAGTCCTGATGGCTTAGTAGGTGACGAAGGAATGATTGAAATAAAATGCCCTTTTGTTGGTTCTAATCATTTAAACTTTTTCTTTAATGAAGAAACTTTTGAAAGTGAAAACAATGACTATTATTATCAAATGCAATGCTATTTACTTTTATCGGGCCGTAAATGGTGCGACTTTATTTCTTTTGACCCTCGTTTAATTCTTAACTCCGATGCTGGGCTTTACATTAGAAGATGGGAAGCTAATGAAGAGGTGCAGGAAAGAATGATAGAGAAAGTGACTATTGCGAGGGATTTATTTAATCAATATTTAGATGCGTTCAATAAAAAATAAAAAATGTAAGGAGTGCGGTGGAAACTTCACTCCTTTTAAAACAACTCAAGTAGTATGTGGTGCTAAATGTGCAGCAAAGTTAGCTGAAACTAAGGTATGGAAAGAGAAAAAGAAAGTAATGATTGAGAATACTCGTACCCGAACAGAATGGTTGGCTTTACTTCAAATAGTCTTTAACAAGTATATTCGGTTAAGGGATGCCAACAAACCATGTATTTCATGTGATAGGCCATTAGGAGCTAAGTATGATGCTGGACATTTCTTTTCAGTAGGTCGTTATCCTAATCTAAGATTTTGTGAAGATAACGTACACGGACAGTGCGTACATTGTAACCAACATCTGCATGGAAATCATTTAGAATATAACGAAAAAATACAGCACAGAATAAGCGCATTTAATTACGTTGTATTGATGAATAAGAGGAATGACGATCTTAAACTAACCTTAGATGAAATAAAAGAATTAATTAAAGTTTATAAACTAAAAATCAAAGAACATGGAAAAACAACTAACGAATGATGAAGCTAAACTTGAATTTGAAAGCCATTTATTAATTGGTTTATTTAAATCAACAGTTGAGCAGTCAACACAATTAACAGGTAAATTCAAACAGAAGATGAAATCTGATTTTAATCTTTGGCAAAAGCAAGGCTTTAAAATAGTTGAGGAATTAGAAAAAAGGAATATAACAGATGTGGAATATTTAGATAAAATCGGTGATATTTACCACACAATAAATTCAAATATGAGAGAAGAATTTTACAAAGGATTGGAATAATTAAAAAACACAAAGAACATGAAAAACACACAAACACAATTATTTACTGATAAAATAGAATTAATACATCTTAATTCAGTTATTGGTTCAGGTTATGAAACAAAAGTTGCAGAATTAGCATTAATAGATAAAATTGCTTATCGTGCAGCTCGTGCTAATATGCAAAAGCATTCAGCAATTATTTTAAAAATTAATGACGAATTTTCAGGATTTTTTACATATGAGGTAAACCATACGGTACGTGAGTTTTGTCTATTACAATCAGCTATGTATCCAGGTAAAGAAGATAAAGCTATTTATAGTATGATGATACAAAAAATAATAGACCAAAATACATATGGTTATCATATGATAATGACTGTATCTAATAAGCATAAATTAGAAAATCCAAAAGTATTTTTAGCACTTGGTTTTAAAGTAAACTTAGCTAAAAGTGATTTTACTTATATTTATTATGGAAAAGAAGAGCAAGTAAGAGTAAAAAGATTATGTCATATGGCTATGACTAATCTATGGAATTCAACTAGCGGTGAATGGTTAAAAGTAAAAAAAAATTGGAACGCAAAATTAGAAGAGGCTGGTTTAAAATATAATATACCTAATCCAAAATTCGCTAGTCGTGAAGGGTGTTGGCAAGGTAAAGCAGGTATGTCTAATATAGTTTTATCAAAACAAAAAGTAGAAAATGATGAAATTATAACAGATAAATCTAAAGATTTAAATGGTAATGCAAGTGTATTAGACCCTACTGCGTGTGAAATAATTGTGCGTATGTTTATGCCTACAAATGGAGTTCGTGTTTATAATCCTTTTGGTGGTGGTGTTCAAATGGGTTTTGTTGCTGGTGGATGTGGTTACGAATATTTATCTAGTGAAATTAGACAAAATCAATGTGATGCTAATAATGCTTTATGTCAGGATTTTCCAAATGTAAAATGGTTAAAATCTGATACATCAAAATTTACACCTAAACAAAAATATGATTTAATTTTTTCGTGTCCACCATATTATAAAGTAGAAAAATATATTGATTATGATGGTAAAAGAATACATTCTTTGTTGTAATGACTGGAGATAGTCGTAATAAAGATGGTGGTTATTATGGTAGTGATGCTGAACATGAATTATTTTTTAAAGAACAAGGCTTACATATTTATAATAAAATTATTTATTTAGAAAGTGAATTTACAAGAAGAGCAACAGCTAAAAAAACTTTAAATTCAAGAAAGTATCCAAAATGTGAACAGCGTGTTTATGTATTTTATAAAGGTGATACATCTAAAATAAAAGACTTATTCCCAAATGTAGGTAGATTATGAAAACTTATAAAAACATTATATCCCTCTCTAAAAATGAGAGGGGTATTTGGGATTTAGATACGATTAAAGGTTGTGAAAGTGGTTTAAAAGAAAATAAAGATGGATGTTATAATGATTGTTATGCTTATAAAACTGCTAAAAGATATGGTATTGATTTTAGTAAATCTATTGAAAGAAAATTTATTAATCAAATGCATAGAAATACAATAGTTAAACAAATTGAAAAAATTGATATGCCATTTATAAGAATAGGATGTTCAGGAGACCCATCTGAAAACTGGGAACATACAATTAATATAATTAAACAAATAAAAGAAAATAGTCAATTATCATTATTTGATATTTCATCAAAAAAACAAATTGTAATTATTACAAGACATTGGAAAATATTAACTGATAATCAATTAAATGAATTATTAAAATATAATATTTGTATTAATACTTCAGTTTCTGCATTAGATAATGATAAATTAATTAAAAATTCATTAGAGCAATATAATAGATTAAAACCATTTTGTAAATCAGTTTTAAGAATTGTAACTGCTGAATTTAATGAAGATAATTTATTAGGAAAAAAAATGTATGAAATACAAAGACAATTATTTAAAAATGAAAATACAATTGATACAGTATTTAGACCATCTTCAAAAAATGAATTTGTTAAACAAAATATTATTAAAGTAAAAAAAATGGCATTTATGAATACAAAAACATTAGTAAGTAAATACAATAAAAAAACATTTTTAGGTAAGTGTAAAAACTGTTTAGAAATGTGCGGATTAAATTTGTAAATTGCTATAAAAAATAGTAAATTTGTAAAAGATGAGTTGCAGCATCAGTAATAAAGTTTTAATCCCTTTGGTGAGTAGAGCCTGCAACCTCGAAAGCCGAAGGGTTTTTTATTTC